GAACACCTGCGGCTATCGTCAGCAGTGGAGAAGTCCGAAGGGGAAACCCTGGACGACGACCCTCCAGTCCAAACTCGAGGCGTTCGACACGCTCCGCGAGGCGCTGTCCATCATTCGAATCCTTGACCGCGTGACATGGATGGAACTCCGGTCCTTGACCATCCCAGCCGGTAAGATTGCACCGGAAGCGCCTCGAGGCGCGCATGATGACTGTGCGATAGCTATCGCCCTCGCTTACCGATGCCTCCGCGATATCCCTTCGTCCTGGAGGACAACGGCGTTACAATCCGGACGAACCAGAATAGACGACCTCATCTCCTCCGCTCGCGCGCGGCGAATCCGGTCCTCCTCCCTTCCCTTCTAAGGTCTTTCGATGCTCACTCCAGGACAGGTCGCGGACTTCTATACAACTCACTGTGTGTATTGGGAGGGGAAACGCGACCAGCTCCGCGAGCTGCGGCGCTTGTATATGACTCGTTTTTGGGAACCGGAGTCGTTCCCTGCAATGGACGGCGTCCTCCGGACGGAGGTTCCGAAGGCGTACGCCGTCGTTGAATCCTATCTCGGAAGTCTGTACTCAAAGAACCCGTCCGTCTTCGTCCAGGAGGACGTCCGAGGTCGAGGGAATCCAGACGTCGCGGAGGCGACAGCGAACCAGTATCTCCTCTCCGTCCGGACACAGATCGAGGACGCGACGCGCCTCGCGCTTATCTACCCTTGCGCATTCCTTAAGCTCGCGCCGGTCGAGTCGGTCGACCCATTAAAGCGCGTGTCATGCTCCGCGCTCCCTCCATGGGAGGTGCTGGTCGACGCGACCGCCGGAAGCTGGGAACAACAGCGATACGTCGGACATGCTTACCTTATGCCGCTCGAGGAGGCGTCCGTCCGCTACTCGAAGCCGGTCGAGCGGTTCCGTCCGCGCCGCTATAGCAAGTGGATCGAAGACGCGACGGTCGGAGGCAAACCGACCGCGCTCGGACTGTCAGATCCGAACGTCGCGCCGGACTTCGAGCGCTGGATTCAAGTCGTCGAAGTATACGACCTGGTCTCCGATAAACTCTTGGTCTGGTCGGAGGACTTCGAGGAGGGACAGGAGTTCCTGTTCGAAGGAGTAACCGTCCAGGTCGGAGCCTTGACCGACGAAGCAGGGTCCGACAGTGAGGCACCGGACGCGGAGCTGGTTCACGAGACGACCGGCATTCCGTATAAGTCCGCGAGCGGTCGTCCGGTCGTTCCCATCATGCCGATCTATTTCAGCCGCGACCCCGATACGCCGCTTCGAGGGTATTCGCTCCTGTCCCGGTCTCTCGACCAGTTCCGCGAGCTAAACGTGATGCGGACCTATCAGGCTCAAGGTGTCCGCCGAATGGCTCGACAGTGGATGGTCCGAAGCGGCTTCCTCTCCGAAGACGGCGCCGCGAAGATCGCGCAAGGTCTGGACGGAGAGTTTATCGAGGTCGACCTTCCGCCGGGAACGCCTATTGATGGGAACATGATGCCTGTTCCGCAGGCGCCAATACCGGCGGATATCTCCATATATGCCTCGACAGTCGAAGCGGATATCAACGCCGCCGGACTCCTCGCGCCGTTCACTCGCGGAGAGGTTACCCGCTCGACCGCGACGGAACAGCAACTCCTCGCGGCTTATACCTCCTCCGAGATCGGTCGCATGGCGCGGACTCGCGACGGAATGATCCAGAGTATCGCGAAGACCTATAATATCATGCTATCCGTCGTCCTCGGAGACGAAGCGGAGGCGCTATCGCTTCCGAATCCAGTCGGTCCGACCATCCTTAGCGCGGACGACTTGACCGGAGACTTTACATACTGGGCTGTCGACGCCGGAACGACTCCAATGTCCGAGCTGGCGAAACAGAACAGCCTCGAGCGCCTCGCGCCGCTCCTGGTTCAGCTTGGAACGCCTCCGGCGGAAGTCCTCGCGGAGATTGTCCGCGCGTATGCACTTCCGGAGTCGTTCCTGGTCTCCGCAGCTCCGGAGCCGGTCGCGCCGGTTGCGGAAGAACCGCTCCCTTTTCCTACTGAGGACACCCCGAATGCCGGTTAACTACGAATCCCCTTCCGACATGCCTCGCGAGCTGCGAGACCTCGCGGACCGTCAAGACGAGATGATCGGAGAGGAGGTCTCCGACCTGATTCCGCCTCCGGATAGTCCGTACAATGTCAAGAGTCTGAACCAGCTCGCGAAGGCCGTCGAAGCGGTCGCTCGCGTGATGGGTATCCAGGTCGAAGCGGAGGAGTACAACGAACCACAGGCGCGCCTCGACAACGACCTGTCTCGCTTCCTGATGATGATCGCGACCGCTGCGGAGGACTACGGCCAGCCGCTTCCGGTCTCCCTCGAGGAGATTCGCGGAGACAATGAGTTGACGGCTATCGCGGCGCATCTTCTCCGACTCTCGAAGGACGGAGGCTTCGAGGAGTTCCTGGACCAGCCTATCGCGGAAGTCGATCTCGAAGTCCGCGCCTCTCCGGAGGGTCTCGAGGTCGAGGAGGAGGAGTCCTTCGACTTCGCTTCGAGAATGGGTCGCTAAATGGGATTCCTGTCGCTGCGACAGCGTCTTCTCCAGACGTTCGGATTCAAGGGTAAACCGAAGACGGTTATTCCGAAGACGCGCGGACAGGCGTATTACCGAAGCTATGCCGGAGGCGCGGAAGGCAACCTCCTGGAAGCGATAGACCGTCGACAGCCGGTCTCCTTCTTCTATGTCGATAAGTGGCAACCTCCGGGCACTCCAGGCGCGCGAGGACTCCGCGTCGGAAACCCCCACGCCGTATGGATCGGCAAGAATGGGACGAAGTATCTCCATTTATACGTCGACCCTCAGTCCGCGACCGCGACCGGAGGTCTTCCGGGCTGGCGAACCTTCATCGTCTCGCGAATCTCGGACGTCTCCGTCCTCGAGCTGGGAGTCCGCCTGTTCGGTCGTCCGGTTCAGTTCGTCCAGGGACCGGGCTTCCGTCCGTCCTGGTACCGCCGGAATGGACAGCCGGTAAAGCTAATCACCTGAAACAAGAGGAGGGATTCAGAGAATGAACACCCCGAATCAGAGTCACATGTCCGTCGCGGAAACCGTCCTCGCGGAAGTCCAGACCATTCAAGGCACCGAAGCCGCAGCGACGGAGGCGGACGCCGTCGCACCGGACCAGGCGGACGTCGAAGCGACGGAGGAGACCGGAGACGCGGTCGAGCTGGTCGAGGAAGCGCCTGGAGAGGAATCCGTCTCGAAGTCGCTGTCCTGGGACGACGCCGTCCGTCGCGTTCCTCCGGACATCGCGCGCCTTATGCGTGAAATGCGCAAGGACTACACACAGAAGACGCAACAGGTAGCAGAACAGCGGCGCGACTTCCTCCGCGAGCGCGAGGCGCTTCTTCGAGGAAAGAACGCGCTCAAGGACCGCGAGGAGGTTCCGGAGTACGACCCTTTTAACGAGGAGTCGATTACCGCTCGGATCGAGACGGAGGTTAACCGTCGTCTCCGCGAAGTCCTCGAACCCATGGAAGCGGAATACCAGACCATGCAAGCGGAGGAGAACTACCAGCGGTTCCTCTCCGATCATGGCGACTTCAAAACGGACGCCGCGCTCCGGTCCGAAGTCCAGCATCTCCTCGAGGGGAATAGCTCCCTCGACCTGGAGACGGCGTACTATGCCGCGAAGGGTAAACAGGCGCGACTCGAAGCGAAGAAGACGCGCGAGGAGACCTCCGCGACCAGGCGCGCGAGGAAGCAGGCCGCGAGCATCGGAACCGGAGCGCCTCGCAAGGGAGGACGCGTCGCTAAACCGAAGGCCGGAGACCTCCGGAAGATGAGCGCTGCGGACATTCTCGCGATTGCACAGCAGATGCACCGGAACTGATTATCCATAGACTTGTTCACAGGGTCGCGGTATATCTCAAGGGTACAGGCTACCTTCCTAGGAGCGCCTGGTCCGCTTAGAGACTCTCCGGAGCACCTCGACCCCGAATCGTAAACAACTCCTCTTGAGGCGCTACCCATGGCTCCACAGTCTGTCATCTCGACCACGCTCCAGCTCTTGCGGGACAAGCTGGTCGACAACTCCTTCCTTTCTCATCCCCTGTTTCGCGCAATCGAAGGCGCTGGTAACCTTGTCAAGGTCTCCGGCGGTCTCCGAGTCGAGCAGCCGGTGATTTTCGGGGAGCATTCCTCGATTACTCAGCTTTCAAGCGGCTTTGAGCCGGTCTCCATGGCCGTCACCGATCCGTTCCAGTCCGCTAAGTTCGAGTTCAGCAACTTCACACAGCCGATCATTCTCAACGCCGTTGAGAAGGCCGCGAACAAGGGAGACCTTGCGGTCGTCAATATCCTCGAAAGCAAGATGCGAAACGTCATGCTCGGACTGAAGAAGGAAGTCTCGCGACAGGTCATCCGGGGTAACTCCTCCGTCCTGACGTCCTTCCAGACTCTCAACGGTATGACCACCGCGCCCGGAACCGGTTGGCTCGAGGCTATCGCGACCGGAACTCAGCAGAACGTCGTCGGAGGTCTCTCGAAG